TGTATCTAAACCTGTCATTAAAAATGATTCATGAATGAATGAATATGATACTATTAGTCCCGAAATAAATACAAACGAAGAAATAAAATTAGAAGGGATATTATTTGTTAATACACCAATTATATAGTCTTTAAAAGCAGGTATAAAATTGTATAATATAAAAGTATTCATTATTAATAATATACCAAGCTTGGTTCCATTATTTAAAAACATTTTTATTATAGTCCAATTAGCAGGATTGTAATTTTTCATACTTTCACTGTTATTCGAAAAAGTAGTTCCCAAAAAACCCCCTTCGCCATCTAAAAATTCTGGTATATATTTTGTTATGAATCCATGCACTACAGATATCATTCTTACTGGTAATAAAAATAAATAATATATTATTGATTTAAAAAAACGCCGTATACGCATAATGCCAACATCATCATCATCAACATGATGACAAAATTCTTTTTTAAATTTTATTTCAGAAACATAAGCGTTTGAAAAATATACTTTTTTTCCATTTTTTAATACTGGTTCTCCTTTTGAATCTTTTATAACACGTCCGTCTTGTCTGCAATATTCAGTAGCCTTTCCGTTAATTATTTCTTCTTGTATATCACTGGCGTTTTTAACGTCCTCTCTGTAAAACATTATAAAATACATACCATATGTCATTGGAATACTTATTAAAAATGAAAGTAACCAATATAAATTACGTTTAATAACTTGTATATCATTTTTTTTATTCTCTTTCTCTTTATCGGTTACATTCCCTTGAACTTTATCAGCATTGTTTCCATTATCTATTCCTTGATTCGTTTCTTCCATATCTTTTTCTTTCATCCTTTTTTTTATTTCATCAGCATCGGTCGTTATTTTTTCTCCTTTTAAAGCATTATATAATTCAGTTGATATACTTGTCATTACAGAGTCTAAAATTTCATAACCTGTTTCAATAGCATCAGCAATTTTTTTTTTATTTATACTCATTTCATAAAATTTATCTTTTTTAGTTTTTTCATCTATGTCATCATTTCCATCATAGTCATCCTCTGGATCTAATCCTAATCCTGGTGCTGTTAATGGACGTGGACCTAACCCCTCAATAACATCTTTCTTCGTTTCATTTACTTCTGGATATTCATTTTCCGTTTTGTCATCATTAATATTAATGAGAGGTTCTATATTCGCAAAATTCATATCCTTTTTCATTTTAATTTTTTTCATCTTTCGAGAACTATTATTCATTTTAAATCCTTCTTTTTTAATATCATGTTTCCATTTTGTTTCTTCCATTTTATAATATTATGATATAAAATTATAAAAAAATACAAAATTTATTTCGCATACATTAAACCACAATTACCACCAATAAATGACAATACATTATATCGTTCTTCATATAATACCATATTATAGTTATAGTCATATAATTGATAACTTCCTTTACGAACACCTACTGGATTACCATCATTATCACATATTACATCATAACTAGAATTAACTAAATCAATCTCTGGCACATGAGTAGTTATTTCTAATTCTATATTTTTAAAATTATTCATATTTATTGCTCCTGAAGGTTGATATTCTTTTGGATCTGTTTTCAAACAAAAATTATAACAATAAATACCTTCCTTCGCGGAACCATTTGTGCGAGTATATTTTTCAATATAATCAAAAATTCCACGAGTCATTAAATTTTCTCGGTAATCTCCATTCAATAGGATACCCATTGTTTCTAATATTTCCTTTCTATTAACAGGTTTGAAATTCCCTGTAATATATATACCCGTATTACGACCATCCGTAGGATCTGTAAATGGACCATAATCATTCGGTATTGTATTTTCCGGAATTAAATCACTTATAATACGTGGTGCAAATTCAATTTCAGCTGGCTGTGTATAATAAGGCCAATTTGTATAATTAGACCATTCATTTCGCAAATTAACATCGTTTCGCTGCATATGCCACATCCATGATGAAATCATACCATTCGATTGTAATTTGATTTTTCGTGTACCTGTGACATTTTCAAATTTATATTCATATACATCTTTTATTAAATATACTTGATCTTCCATAGCAAACTTATTACGCTCTTGTTGCGATAAAAAACAATATGTTGATATTAAATGAATATCCGCATTCCATGTATTTATTTTATTTCCATATGATTCGGGTTCAATGAAAACACTAGGTGGACTCTGTAAAAAACGATACATTTGGAAACGTGATTCATTAAAATCGGGACGCACATACGGACGGTTAAATACATTGTCGAATATATCACGCACTTGAAACAATTCTTGAATAGGGCGCATTGTCACTGTAATATTCAATTGATTATATTGTAATGAAATAAGCGGAAACGCACAACGATTATCCATGGTAAACCATGTATTTATGGGTATATAAATATTGCGACCACGAATAGATGGTTCAGAACCGGTTGCGGACTGTGTATAAAAAGCAGACGGATAAGTATTCGCACGACCGTTCATATTTTCGGGTTCATATAATTCTGGTATGTTGCCACTCATTTTATAAAATAAATCCTTTTTTTCTGCCGTAAAATCACGTTCTACCATTGCATGCAAATATTCTCCCGTATATCGCTGTATTGTTGTTGAACCACAAGTAATTTCGATTTCTTTTATCATATGTGTGCCCAAATTACGAATCCATTTAAATTCATACGGTGCCCAACGATTATTTGTATTAGATACAGGATGATGTATTGGACTCCATATATTGGGAATAGTTACTGCCAAATATGTATCCATTAATAAATCCGCATGACGAGGAACTTTGAATGTGAATTTGGATTCTTCAGACGGACGGAGTTCTCTTGAACCACTATAATCTATGCGAAATTTTTGTAATCCAAAATTACTATACTTTGAATATGTTACTTTAAAAAATGTCTTACTAGGATTTCCATTTAATATAATATTATTTGAACCTTCTGATTTTAAATTTAGTAATCCACCTGCCATATTTTTATTATTAAATTATATTATATCTCTATATAATAATATAATGAAGATGAATTATTTAAATGCTCTTATTTTATTGTTTACATTTTTTGTAATAATATACATTATTTATTCCATATATTCCAAAAAACAAATATACCAATTACATTATAATAAAACAAGCGATAAAGAAACGTGTGAGGAAGGTTTTTTAAATGACAAAGATAGTGAAGTAAAATCGGTTTCATATAATACTACTGGAAGTGGAATATCTAATTATAATGGCGAAACGCTATATCCATTAAAAGAATATATTATAAAATCAAGCTATAATTCTGCTGTAAGTGGTGATTATGTAAGCACAGATATGATTCGCTATGTATTATCACGTGGTTGTCGTTTCCTTGATTTTGAAGTAGTTATTTTAGACAACAATGTACCATATGTTGCCATTACTAGTGATAAAAATTATGAAATAATAGACACTAGTAACAAATTGTTATTAGATAATGCTTTGGGTTCTGTTGTGTCATATGGTTTTGCACCTCCCGCTCCTTGTCCGAAAGATCCTATTTTCGTTCATATTCGCCTTAAATGCAAAGATGAAGATCTTCCAAAGGCATTACGTGCTGTTGCGAAATCAGTGGATTATGGATTAAAAAATCGTTTATATCCAGGTAAAATTACAAATAAAACGACTCTGAATGAAATTATGGGTCAAGTGGTTCTCATTTTTGATAATACAGTTCATACAAATTATATTGAAAAAGGTAAATGTAGTACTAATGAAGCGAACTGTTATGATATCTCAAAACAAGTGAATATCAATAATGGACCTTTATTACAAAAAATGAAATTCTTGGAATTTAGTGAAGGAAATGGATATATAAATAAACCTAAATTGACAAACGATAATAATGAAACGAATGTAGAACAAATGGTTATCTGTGTTCCCGAATATTACAGTAAAAATATTGACGGTGCTTCTTATTTTACTAGTAATTATGTGGAAAATGTGAATATATTAAACTATATTGATAAATATGGCGTTCAAATGTTATGTTATCGTTACTATCAACGCGATGAAAAATTAAATGATTGTGAAGATTTTTTCAAACATCATCAAAGTGCGATTGTACCCATGTATATTGCCCTTTCATATATTAAACGATTAACAGAATAATTTAGTCATTATGATTTTTTATGATAATAATATATATTACTATTATTATGAAATATAAATTCAATGAATCTAAAATGGAAAATCGGGAACCTATCAAAATCAAAACACCGAGTTTTCGCACAATTAATAGTCAAAAAGAATTGAAAGACTTGCAACAAAGATATGACAATGAATTATGTAACGATAAAATGACATTTCAAGAATGCGAACTCGCAATATTGCGTCAAGCAGTTGATGAAAGTGAACTCATCAATAAAAAGAAATTGGCGAATAGTGAAGAAATCGAGAACATATTGAAAATAGTGGAAGAATTTTTGAAAAAGAAAAAATTAATATGTTATGGAGGTACTGCTATCAACAATATATTACCCGAGGAATCACAATTTTATGACAGAGATATTGAAATCCCCGATTACGATTTTTATTCCCCAAATGCATTACATGACGCTATTCATCTCGCGGATATTTATTATAAAAAAGGATACAATGATGTTGAAGCAAAAGCCGGCGTCCATAAAGGTACATTCAAAGTGTTCGTCAATTTTATACCTATTGCCGATATTACACAATTACATCCTAAAATTTTTAATACAATTTCACAAGACGCTATCACCATTCAAGGAATAAAATATTCGCCTCCCGATTTCTTACGTATGAATATGTATTTGGAATTATCGCGTCCCATGGGTGATGTTTCACGCTGGGAAAAAGTAATGAAACGATTAACTTTGTTAAATAAACATTATCCTATGCGTCCTGGTGTTCCCTGTTCTCGTATTGAATTTCAAAGAAATATGAAATCCATTCAAGAACAAGGTGAAAACTTGTATCAGGATATTTTGGATAACTTGGTAAATCAAGAAGTTATCTTTTTCGGTGGATATGCGACCTCTTTATTTTCACGACATATTAATACTACAAATAGTATTACCAAAAAGGTTCCCGATTTCGATATTTTAAATGATAATCCCGAAGTATGTGCGACATTACTGAAAGAGCATTTAAGCAAAATAGGTTATAAAAATATTGAAATAAAGCATCATAATGAATTGGATGAAATTTTATCAGAACATATTGAATTTTGCGTTAACAATGAATCTGTATTATTTATTTATAAACCTCTTGCTTGTCATAGTTACAACAAGGTTACAATTAACGGACAAAAATTAAAAATAGCAACCATTGATACTATACTAACAATGTATTTGGCGTTTATATATGCCGGGTTACAACATTATAACAAAGACCGTTTACTATGTATGGCAAAATATTTGTTTGACGTTGAAGCGAGAAATCGTCTATCCAATAAGGGACTTTTGAAACGTTTTTCAATTAATTGTTATGGTAAACAAAAAACAATAGAAGAAATACGTATGACGAAAGCGGATCAATATAAGAAATTGAGAACAAAACGCGGCACAAAGGAATATGACGAATGGTTCTTGAAATACAATCCTGCGGACATCAAAACAACGAAAAAATATCCAAGAACAATGAAAAAACAACGCTCAAAAACCGCATCGAGGACCACAACGAAGACCACAAAACAATACAAAATGAATAATAAGCAATCTGATAATAAATCGTCCAGTCTATTATACTAAATAACATATTTTATGTATATGTAAATTCATATACACAAAATGGAAGTGCTGTCACAAGAATACACATGCTGTCACAAGAATACACATGCTGTCACAAGAAGTCATTCATTTACAATTCAACTAAATAATTTGTTGTTTTTTGTGTAATATAAAAAAAGGTACCAAATAATAAACTTTTAAACACTAATCCATAGACATTTAAATTTCCATCCGCGTTTAGTATTGGTAAAAACGTAAGATGGTTCCAAAATAGTTTTCTGAAAGCCGATGTTTGAAAAACAAAAAACAGCAATGAAATAAATAATGCCATTTGTATTTCCTCCAAAATAATATCCACCATTTTTTTGCGATGTTCCTGATGTTCGTATGTCTTTTGACGTTCCAATTCTCGTTCATAATCATTTATAAAATCTTCTTGAATATTTGCATTTGGTATATGTGTTGCTTGAACGTTTGGATCTTGTGTATATCTCGAATTATCAATAGGTATATCTCTTGATGGTAAATCGTGATTCATAGATTGCGCCATTACCATTTCTCTATAATTGTCTGGAATATGGATTTCATTACTTTCTATACTTGGTTGCTGGGGTGCCGTTTGTGATTGTGAAGGATGTTGTATCGGATTTTGTTCCGATATACCGTAAGGATTGGGATGTATATTCAAAGGCTTATAATTTTCATTCATTACTGATTTACGTGTCAATGTATTTTGAATATTGGGCTCCTGCATTTGTGGAGCATTCGGTCCCCCATTCATACCATTATTTACTGGTAAATCATAAATATTGGTTGTGTTCTCCATTATGTTATATAGTTATATAACTGTAACTATATATAAAACGAATTATACATTTATTTTACAACGACAATTCTCTTGTTTGCATCACAATCATCGTGATTTACTTTATATTTATAACATTTATCTCCTTTTTTAAATGTTTTTCCATCTATATCAGAAATTACGGGTCCTTTAAAAACAAGACAATTTTTATCATTACATGCCTTTCTAAATAAAGTCGCTAAACCTAAACCTAAAAATAATGATATAAATATATGACCCGCTTCTGTATTTAAAAGTCGTTTAAAATTCATAATAATATATAAAATAGATATATTATTTGTTATTATAATATTATAACATGAATCAAGTATCTTCATGTTATTTAAATATTTTTATTGCATAGGAATGTGCTCTATATTACCAAGCATAGGACACGCAACTTCCTCTTGTTTCAACGAAAAACAATTATCAGCATCATCTTTGTATTGTATCTTATCCACATTATCTGGTGTAGGATAGACTATTATTGTTTTACTCTCCGGCATGACAATATATATTGCTAATAATCCTAAAACAAAACTTAAAATCATTACACGTATGTTAATGAAATGAAAAAATTTCATAATATATAATGTAATGATAAAATTGTATTTTCATAAAAAGAATCATATACCATAAATCGCACATACCATAAATCGCATATACCATAAATCGCATATACCATAAATCGCATATACCATAAATATTCATATACATCATTGTAATACCACCATATATCGTTCACACAATGATTTATTTTTTTCCTTTTCCTTTAGCTTTCTTTTTCTTTGCCGCATTTGTCGTCTTTTGACTTTTCTTAACTCCTGGTTTGTCAGTTGGTTCGTCAAGTGTCATATTTTCCACTTCTTTCAATAATCTAGGATCAATTGAACTTTTTTGTTGTTTTTCTTCGCCATCAACGCGAAACATTTTTTTATTATTTTCTTCGACAATCTTTGCCTGTTTACGTTGTTCTAATTTCTCCTTCATACGTTCTTTGCGTTGTGATAATGATGCCATTTGATTAAACATTCCCATATTTACACGAGCACCTTTACCACCCATTGTCTTTGCCATATTTTTCATCATATCACCGAATTCCGCACCGCCACCCATTTCCTTCATTTTTTTCATAATGTCGCCAGCTTCTTTCATTAAATCGTCTTTGGAAATATTTCCAGACTTCATTTTTTGTTCCAATTTACTTGTTACCTTTTTCATCAATTCACTAATCTTCTTTGGATTACGAATTAAACGTTTAAATATGTCTTTTGTTGAACCTGTTGGATTGTCCCCTCCCAAAACATCCTTGAAATCATCGGAAACTTCTTCTGCTAATTCTTTTGCCAAACAACCAATTTTTCCATCAAATAATCCCTGTAAATGTTCTTTGATATTATCAAAATTCGGCAAAGGATTCGACGACCCACCATCAGTATTGGCATTTTCTTCTGTGGAATTTTCCGTTGTGTTCGCTTCGGTTTCATCCTCTGCTGTTTCATCCTCTACTGAACCCATATTTTCTACAATCTTTTCCATATTCATAAATGCCTCTTGCATTTTATCTTGTAATTCTTCTTCATCGATTCCACTAAATAATGATGCTGTATCTCCGAAATCATTTTTATCACGAACATCTCCTACAACAGTAAATAATATTAATTGTAAATATTGCCAAATAGCAGCCTTTGTCTTATCACTTACATCTTCGGCCAGAAAAAATAATTTGAAATCTATTCCTGGTAAAAAGAATGTATTTATTTCTTCGTCTTCGAATATATCGTCATTTTGATATAATATATCGAAAAATCTTTCTGGATATACAGTCTTACAGAAATCCAACAAATCCACGTCATACAAGTTCTTTTCGTCATTTTCTATTGCATTCTTATAAACTGTATTTAAATCATCCTCGCATTCAGGAAAACTTATTTTCAAATCATTAATTAAATCAGAAACGACTTTTATCAACGATTCATTATTTTCTGGTATATTTCCCGATTTTTCCATAGTATATGATAATATATATTTTTTTTCATATTATTAAACACATAATATATAAAACGAATATTATATTATGTTATTATGTATTTGAAGACATTAGTTAATCATTATCATATATTATTACGGAATTGGATCACAACAAATAGTAGAAATATTAACCCGGCTTTGTATACATCGTTTCGTAAAAACAATGACGTGAATAATATTACAGCGAAATATACCGAAAAAGATATTACACAATTTGGAAGATCATATTATAAAATACAAACACTCCTC